GTTAGAGGGGCTTTCCCAACTAACGTGAGTGCAATCGACGTAAACTATGATTCTGAAAACACACTTTCAGAATTCACAGTTGAACTCCAAGTACAATACTGGGAATCAGATACTACAACTTAAAAGTTACTTTTAAAAGTAGTATAAATAATATATGAAGCGGTGTCGATAAGGCACCGCCGACTATTAGGAACTAAATTATGGCAGAATTTTTCGGCTTCGAGATAAACAGAAAAGATACAAAAGCACCAGAGCGTGCCTCTTTTGTACCTAATACTGATGAAGATGGCGCAGGTGTAATATCCAGCGGCGGGCACTTTGGTGCATATGTTGATATCGACGGAGATAAAGCAAAGAATGAGATAGAATTATTATTAAAATATAGAGATGCAGCTTCACAGCCAGAGTGTGATGCAGCTGTTGAAGATATTGTAAATGAGAGCATCGTAGGTAGCTATGATGAAGCTCCAGTTGAAATAATTCTTGATAAAGTAACAGCATCAACATCAATTAAAAAAACTATGAGAGCGGAATTTGATGAAATTCTAGCTTTAATGAGCTTTAACTCTTATGGTCATGACATCTTCCGTAAATGGTATATAGATGGAAGGTTACCTTATCACGTTATCATCGATGATAAGAACCCAAAGGGCGGAATTAAAGAATTGCGCTATATCGATCCAATCAAACTTAGAAAAGTTAAAGAGATCGAAGAAAAAGAAGATCCTAAAACCGGAGCTAAAATTATTGTAAAGCAACAGGAATATTTTTTATTCCAAGATAGTGCTATGAATATGGCAGACGAAGGTTTGAAAATACACCCTGACGCAATAATATATGCGACTTCAGGTATGTTAGATCCAAGCAGAAAACGAATTTTATCTTATTTGCAAAAAGCACTTAAGCCTGTGAATCAACTCCGAATGATGGAAGATTCACTTGTAATCTACAGAATAAGTAGAGCACCAGAAAGAAGAATATTCTATATTGATGTTGGTAATTTACCTAAGGGTAAAGCAGAAGAATATCTGTCTAACATTATGAATAAGTATCGTAACAAGATGGTATACGATGCAAATACTGGTGATATTAAAGATGACCGTAAACACATGTCTATGTTGGAAGATTTCTTCTTACCAAGACGAGAGGGTGGAAGAGGTACAGAAATTACTACTCTACCTGGTGGAGAAAATCTTGGACAAATTGATGATATTATATATTTCCAAAAGAAATTATACAGATCTCTTAATGTCCCAATTCAAAGATTAGAACAAGAACAACAATTTACACTTGGTAGAGCTACTGAAATAAGTAGAGACGAAGTTAAATTTAAGAAGTTTATTGATAGACTTCGCAAAAGATTCTCTGATGTCTTTTTACAAGCACTGAAAACTCAGTTATTGTTAAAGGGTGTTATTACTAAAGCCGATTGGAAACTATTCAAAGAAGACATTGTCTTCGATTTTATAGAAGATAATTACTTTAGTGAACTCAAAGAAAATGAAATGCAGAGAGAGAGATTTGAGATGCTAGCCACCGTAGACGAATACGTTGGTAAATATATCTCAAATGAATGGGTACGTAAGAAAGTCTTAATGTTCTCCGACGACGAAATAGCAATCATTGGTAAACAAATCGATGCTGAAAAAGAACTCGAAGGTGACGACGAAGATGATGTAGACGACCTTGACTTATAAATTATTATAAATATATAAAGAGGAAACAGAATGGCAACATTAGATTTAATCAACAGCATCAAAGATGGTGACAACGTTGCAGCTGGGAAAGAATTTGCTGAAGTAATAAACAGTAAACTAACCGCTGCATTAGACGCCAAAAAGGTTGAATTAGGTTCAACTATGGTTCAGCGAAGAGCTGAAGCCGGCGAAGAAGCACCTGAAGCTGTAAAACAAGAAGAAGAATAAAATATGAAGCTAATAGCAGAATATACGGATAGTAGCATTGAATGTTACACCGAAGCCACCAAAAGTGGTGGCAAACAACACGTCATAGAAGGCGTGTTCATGCAGGCCGATAAGAAAAATCGGAACGGCCGCATATATGAAAAAAGTATACTAGAAGGTGCAGTCAAAAAATATGTTGACGAGCAAGTTAGTAAGGGCAGAGCTGTAGGTGAGTTAAATCATCCAGAAGGTCCTACTATTAATCTAGATAAAGTTTCTCATAAGATCACAGAACTTCGATTCGAAGGAAGTGATGTTTATGGAAAAGCATCAATACTTAATACCCCTATGGGACAAATCGTTAGCGGTTTGCTCGATGGTGGAGTTAAGCTTGGTGTATCAAGTCGTGGTATGGGTAGTCTTGAACAAAAGAATGGTACTAGTTACGTGGGTAAGGATTTTATGCTTGCCACAGTAGATATAGTCCAAGACCCTTCCGCTCCAGGGGCGTTTGTCAATGGAATAATGGAAGGTGTTGATTGGATATGGAATAACGGTATATTTGTTGTTGAAGACCTTGAAAAGATTGAGACTGAAATAAAGCGTACTCCGCAGAAGCATTTAGCTGAAGCAGAGATCAGAGCGTTTAAAAATTTCCTCTCTAAACTTTAATCCTTTAAATTGGGAGAATAATATGTCAAATGAAGACGTGAAAAACGAAGTCCTTATAGACGAATCTCAAGATGCAGAGACCTCAGAAGTTGTTGAAACTACTGACGAGCTCGTTGAAACTGAAGTTGAAGACGAGGGAGTTGTAGAAGACACTGAAGAAGTTGTTGAAGCAAAAGCGAAAGTTAAGGAAGAAGAAGAAGACGAAGATGAAAAAGATTCTGACGACGAAGGTGAAGAACCTGAAGACGAAGATGAAGAAGAAACTGTCGAAGTATCTGTTCCGAAAACGAAAGCTGGTGTTATAAACGCTGCAGTCGAGATGCTGAAAAAGGCAAAGAAAATAGAAGCGCAAGCTATTTTCAAAAAAATGGTAACAAACGAAGGCGTTCGAGTAATCGAATCAGCTGAAGAAGACGAAGGTACTGATGTATCGCATATCGACTATTCAGAAGATTTAGATGCTTTAGTTTCTGAAGAAGCTACGTTATCAGATGGATTTAGAAACAAAGCTGGTGTAGTTTTTGAAGCTGCTTTACAAAGTAAAGTAAGTGCAGAAATTGACAGACTAGAATCTGAATACGCGCAAAACCTTGAAGAAGAAGTTAATGAGCTTCAAACTTCACTCGTAGAAAAAGTAGATAACTACTTAGGATACGTTGTTGAGAACTGGATGAAAGAAAACGAAGTTGCAGTAAGCACAGGTCTTAGGACTGAAATTGCTGAAGACTTTATGGCTTCTTTACAAACAGTCTTTAAGGAACATTATATTGAAGTACCGGAAGGTAAAGCAGACTTAATCGACGATTTAGCCGATCAAGTTTCTGAACTAGAAGAAGCGCTCAATAAATCCACAGAAGAAAATATTTCTTTACATTCATCAACTCAATCTTTTGAAAGAGCTGAAATTGTAAGGGAACAATCTTTAGGACTTGCTGACACAGAAGCAGAAAAATTAGCATCATTAGTGGAAGCTATTGATTTTGAAGACAAAGAAACTTTCGAAATGAAAGTAAAAACTGTTAAAGAATCATACTTTACAAATGTTACTGAAGAAGCTGAATCTGAAGTAGATGCGGCCATCGTATCGGACGGAGAAGCTACGGCTGATCTTTCTGACTCAATGAGCAGATACACACAAGCAATAACTAAATCACTTAAATAATTATCATATAGGGGAAACAAAAATGTTTAACGCAGATAATAAATTAGTCGAAAAGTGGCAGCCAGTACTTGAGCACGGAGATGCTCCAGCTATAGAAAGCAAGTACAAGCAAGCAGTTACAGCTCGACTCTTGGAAAACCAAGAAATCGCTCTACAAGAAGAAAGAGTACAACAAAGTTTTGGAAACGTCACAGAAGCCCACGCTAACGCGACTGGCTCTGGGATTTCTAACTTTGATCCTGTACTTATCTCTTTAGTAAGGCGCGCAATGCCAAACCTTATCGCTTACGATATCGCTGGTGTTCAACCGATGACAGGACCAACTGGTCTTATCTTCGCAATGAAGTCAAGATACAGCACACAAGCTGGAACTGAAGCTTTATTTGGTGAAGCCGATACCGATTTTTCAGGTACTGGTACTCATCAAGCAGAACCAACAGGATTAGGCGGTGCAACCGATGCTGATACTGATGGATCTATCGCTGATACAGCAGCTGCTGATATCACAAACACATTCGGTACAGGTTTACCGACTGCCACAGCAGAACAACGTGGTATGTCAGGTGGAGCTGGTGCTGCTTTCGGTGAAATGGCTTTCTCAATCGAGAAATCTACTGTAACTGCTAAGTCTAGAGCACTTAAAGCTGAATACACAATGGAATTAGCACAAGATCTTAAAGCCGTTCACGGTTTAGATGCTGAATCCGAATTAGCTAACATTCTTTCTTCTGAAATCCTTGCGGAAATCAATAGAGAAATGGTAAGAACAGTTCTTACTAAAGCTAAAATTGGTGCACTTCAAACTTCAACAGCTGTTTCTGGTATCTTTGATGTCGGAACTGACAGTGATGGAAGATGGATGGCTGAGAAATTTAAAGGTCTAGTAATGCAACTCGAAAGAGAAGCAAACGTAATTGCTAAAGAAACAAGAAGAGGAAAAGGTAACTTTGTTATATGTTCTTCTGATGTTGCTTCTGCTCTTGCAGCTGCTGGCGTTTTAGATTACTCTCCTGCACTTGCTTCAAATCTAAACGTTGACGATACTGGTAATACTTTTGCTGGTGTTCTTAACGGCCGTTTGAAAGTTTATATCGATCCTTATGCAACAATTGACTTTGCTTGTGTAGGTTATAGGGGTTCTAATCCTTATGACGCTGGTATGTTCTATTGCCCTTACGTTCCTTTAACTATGGTTAAAGCAATTGGCGAAGAGGACTTCCAACCAAGAATCGGTTTCAAAACTAGATATGGTATGGTTACTAACCCATTTGTTGCTGTCGATGGAACAGGTACTGATAGAGCTAACCCTTATTTCAGAATCTTCCGTGTTGACGACATCATGGTGTAAGCCAAAGTTTTAAATAACTTTAAAAAGGTCTCTTCGGAGGCCTTTTTTTTGCGTATAAATAATAGCAGGTAACTCACTTAGAGAAGCCATACACACACACGGAGAAAAATATGTATAACCAAAATACTATCCCAAAGAGTGGGTTCGAAATCAGAGCCGACTTATTATCCCAAGCACAAGGTCTATTAGAATCAAATGCGCAACGCGTAGTCGATGCACATTATTTTAGAATAGAACAGGGAGGTGTCGGTGGAAAAGATTCACCGCTACCGATCGTTGAGATTACTGCAGATGATGTTATTGCGACAGCAAGATCATTAAACGCATTTGTAAACGAGAAATAAGTATAACACTAGAGGGTTTCGGCCCTCTTTTTGTATAAATAGATATATGGAAAAAGAAAAAGACGTAGATGGCCGCTGGAATTGGTGGGAATCTGAACGTGAAAAGATAGAAGAGGAAGAGAAGAATGGCAAGTCTAACAGCAAATAAGAATTTTTTAAGTCCTGTAGGATTTAGATTTAAAATGGATGCTAACGAGTATCCTAACCTTGAATATTTTTGTACTCAAGTTACACTACCTGGATTAAGTTTAGGAGCTGTACAAGTACCATATAGAGGTGCAAACCTTGCTATGACTGGTGACCGTATGACATTCGAAGATCTACAAATAACTTTCAATATTACTGAAAATATGGAAAATTATATTGAAACATATGATTGGATGCATAACGTTATAAACACCGGTGAAACATTTAAGTCCGATGCTACCTTACTTATCCTATCGTCTCATAATAATGTAACGAAACAAATCAAGTTTAACGATTGTTTCCCTACAGCATTATCAGGCGCAGAATTCAATACTCAAGCAACAGATATTGAGTATTTACAAGGCACCGTGACCTTTAGCTACACCACATTCGAGTTTGTCTAAAACTTAGCATGTACATTTGTGCCATTATATGGTATAATAGAAGGTTAGCAAAAATTTAATTATGGAGATATAATGAACTTAGAAATGATTTTAGACATGTGGAAGAAAGATTCACAAATCGATGAGATGGCTTTAGATGAAGCATCAAGACAATCGGCAAAATTACACTCAAAATACCTAGAGCTACTCAGCTCAAATCGAATGCGCTTAAAGAAAGCAGATCTCGAATTTAAAATAATCCTTAGAGATAAATTTAACCACTATACTGGTAAGTTGTCTAGAGAAGAAATGGACGCAAAGGGTTGGGAATATGATCCTTTACATGGTAATACTGTGCTTAAAGGAGATATGGATAAATATTATGATGCGGATCCTGTCATACAGGAGCATCAAGCAAAAATAGCATATTTAGAAGAAGTAACGATGGTACTAAAGGAGATGTTAGAGAACATCAAATGGAGACATCAGAACATTAAGAATATGATTGAATGGAGAAAGTTTACTAGTGGAATATAAAATATATCAATATCGTTTTGATAATTTTACTAAATTTGAGGATATAATAAGGCAGTCCTTAAACGAACTTGGCCACATAGAATCCGATAATCCAGATCTAAATATATACAATCATTGTCACAAATCAGAAATTACTAGTGATAATAATATAATATT